AGGCTATGCAGCGGGGCATAGATTTCGAGAACCTTGTGACCGACATTGTTGTCGGTCGCGGGGATCGCTCGAATAAGTGGTACGATGCAGCCAATATCGTTGCGGCAGATGTGCGCGGCGGCCTGCTGCAATATCGGGCCAAAAAGCCGATTGAGGTGCAGGGTGTCCCGCTGCTGCTCTATGGCCGTCTGGACTGCCTGAAAGCCGGGAATGTCATTGACATCAAATTCTCTGGCAGTTATGACCGGGGCAAATACATCACCAGCACACAGCATCCCGTTTACATGGAGTTGATTCCCGAAGCGCAAAAGTTCACCTACATCATCAGCAACGGTTCCGACGTTTGGCATGAATCCTATTTTCGGGAAGAGACCCCCAGCATTTATCCGGTGATCTCCGACTTCCTCGATTGGCTTCGCGCGGTAGACCTTCTGCAGCTCTATTGCGAGAAGTGGAAAACGCTATGAACGGGAGGCTCAAGGAATGGGCTTTCTCCCGCACCGGCGAAAGCATCCTGGTTCTGACTACGCGGGAGAGCTGTAAGCAGCTGTGGGGACAGCTTGGCGGCGGCGAAATTACTTTCTCCATCAAGAAGCGCGCCACACCGCGCAGCCTCAACGCCAACAATTATGCGTGGAGCCTCATTGAGAAGCTGGCCACTGCTATCAAGTCGGACAAGGACACTGTCTATGAAGAAATGCTGCGCCGCTATGGTACGGGAGAAAGCTACACCGATGAAGCCGGTAATGAATGCAAAGTGCTGTTTTCTTTGCGCGAGGGCATCCCGCCCTCGTTGGTGGCACGCCACTACGCCGAGGTTGGCGTTGGGTACATCGACGGCAAGAAGTTCATTCATTACCGAGCGATCAAAGGCACCAGCGAGTATTCCACCAAAGAAATGAGCGTTTTTCTGGACGGGATCGTTTCCGAATGTCGGGAAGTCGGCATCCAGACGGATACTCCGGAGATGATTGCCAGATACAAGGAGGCGTGGAACAAATGACTGTCTACTGCGACTACTGCGGCCACAAGGCTGAGCTGGTCGATGATACGGTGATCTACGGCCACAGCTACGGCCACAAAGCATATCTCTGCCGCTACTGCGGCGCATATGTGGGCTGCCATGGGCGTTCGGACAAGCCGATGGGCCGTCTGGCCGACGCAGGCCTTCGTCGTAAAAAGATGGAGGCACACGCAGCCTTTGATCCGCTTTGGAAACGCGGCCCATTCCGCGGCCGTCGCAAAGATGCCTATACATGGCTGGCCGGGAAAATGGCACTGCCCGTCAAGCAGACCCATATCGGAATGTTTGACGAACGGCAGTGCCAGCAAGTAATCGATATTATCCACCAAGGAGGATTTGAAAATGATCAACAACTGTGATCCGCATGTATTGTGCGCCGAGGAAAGAACCGCCGAATCCGGTATCGTTCTGGACGTCGATCTGGAAGTTCTTATCCGTGAATCAGAATGGCTGCGTATCTGCGAGGCCCTGTTTCAAAGCTGTGCGGGGAAGAACTGGGAACTGCATGACACGCTTGCGCCTATCCTTAGCGCACCGCGTGTGCGTACCGTGCCCGACACGCCACCGGAGGCCGACCATGCTGAATAAGATCGTCCTGATGGGGCGGTTGACGCGCGATCCGGAGCTGCGCCGCACCGATTCCGGCATTGCCGTCGCATCTTTCACGCTGGCCTGTGACCGTGATTATTCCGGTAAAGACGGCGCTGAAAAGCAGACCGATTTCGTAGACATCGTCGCCTGGCGGCATACGGCTGAATTCGTCAGCAAGTATTTCGCCAAGGGCCGTATGGC